TAGTAACGTACCACGCATCAAACATCTCTTCTGGTAACACGTGAGTGCATTGTCGCCAAGTTGATATTACTGAACTATAAAATTTAAGTTTGTCTCCCTTTGCAAATTTATCAATTTTATAACTATAGCCACTGCTCTTGCTAGTTATAATTACATTGCTATCGTCAATACTCTTTCCCCAGGCTTCAATAAACGTATATTCTTTTGTTTTATCCTCTGAAAAACCTTCTGTATATTCTTTAAAAATTTCTTTCAAAGTTTTATCAGGTTCTTCAAAATATGCATCAACAAATTTATCTATAATCTCATTATTTTTATTCATTCATTTTATCCCCTTATAACATCTAAAGTTCCAAACCTTTGATAATGTCCAAGCCATACCAGCTTTGTAGTTGCTGTTTGTCCATTTCTATTTTTAGCTGTAATTACTTCAGCAATATTCTTTTCTTCTGTTTCTTTGTTGTAATATTCATCTCTGTATAAAAAGTGAATTACATCTGCATCCTGCTCTATAGAACCTGATTCTCTCAAATCTGATAATATAGGTCTGTGATCTGCTCTTAACTCAGGTGCTCTTGATAATTGAGATAGTGCAATCATTGTAATATCTAATTCCTTAGCTAGAGCTTTAAGTTCTCTAGAAATATGAGATACTTCCTGTTCTCTATTGTTTGTATTCAATGTTGTTCGTATGAGCTGGAGGTAATCTATTATCACAACATCTAGCCCACTTTGTATTTTTAACTTTCTGCATTTAGCTTTAATATCACTAAGAAGTGTTGTTGTATCATCTAAAACTAATTTTCTAGTTGATAGCTCATTAGCACCTATAAATATCTTTTCAAATTCTTTATCATTTAATTGCCCAGTTTTAACTTTCAAATAATCAATTAAACATTGTGCTGCCATTAGCCTATCTGTTAACTGTTCCTTTGACATTTCTAATGAAAATATTGCTACATGGGCATTTTTCGATACTGCTTGACCTATATTTAATGCAAATGCTGTTTTTCCCATTGATGGTCTTGCAGCTATTATTATTAAATCCTTTCTTATAAGCCCACACGTTATTTTATCTACACATGAAAGTCCAGTTGACAGTCCAATTATTTGCCCACCATTTATATATCTTTCTTCTAAATTTATAAGTGTTTGCTCTATAGCTTTATCTATTGTTGTCACATCACTTGTATTTTGACTGCTTGATACTTGATACAGCTCATTTTCAGCTTTATCAATAATGCTTTTTATATCTTCTTCTTCATATGCTCTTTCTAATAAACTTCTACTAGCTTGTATTAGTCTTCGTCTATTAGATTTATCTTTAACTATGTTTGCATAATCTATAGCATTTGTGCTTGCAAAGTATGAAGTAGCCAATTCAGATATATAAGTGACTCCACCACAACGCTCAAGTAAATCTTTTTTCCTTATTTCTTCTAAGATTGTGACAAGATCTATTCCCACTCTACGATTAAAGAGCGAAATTATTATTTCATAAATTTTCTTATGTTTATCAACATAGAAATCATCTGCTAATAAAATCAATTCAACTTCTAGTAATATATCTACACTGTTTATTACACACCCAAGAACTGCTTGCTCTGCATCAATACTGTTTGGTAATATACTTCCGATTTCTGCCATGTCATATCGCTCCTAACTTTGATTCATCTATTTCAATTGTTTTACTTTCATCATGCTTATTAATATTTATTACTGGTGCCAATTTATAATTTTCATCCAGGTAATCCTCAAACCTCCCATTAAAGAATGTTGAGCCATTAAGAATGAATTGTGCATCTTTCCCATGAACTTCCTTTGCATATCTTTCAGCACACCTTGTTATATGTTCCTTACCATAAATCTTTAAAATTCCAGGTATTTTTTTAATAGCTTGAGCCTTACCTATTTTCTTAGGATATACATTCCAAATATCTTGTGCATCATTTGCACTATATATATTATGGTAGATGGATATAGTAGATGGATTTTTCGTTCGGGATTTAAATCCGTTTGATTCGGATTCATTTCCGTTTGGTTCGGATTTATTTCCGAACCTTTTCGTTCCGTGTTTCAATCCGTTTGATTCGGATTCATTTCCGAACACTTCGGATTTATTTCCGACCTCTTTACTTTCACTTATTTCTTGGTCATTTTCATCTTCTTGATTTTCTTCTGGAGCTTTATCTGATATTAATTCAATATATTTATCTCCCAATGTATAGTAGCTCCATACTCCACCTTGTTTTAGTGTTCTATGCTTTAATATACCTTTATTAGCAAGTCCCTTAAGCCTCCTATATACAGTATCTTTCTTAAATTTGAATATAGGGTATTCTTCAATAACAGCATCATATTTAACCCAATAAAATACTTCATCATTAAATATTCTTTTAGTTATTTTTTTACTGTCTTTGAAGTCAATAAACCATCTTAATATAGCTAAGTCTTTATCATCTAAATCCATATCTATAGCTCTCGCTTGACTAAATCCTAAATGAGTAAATTTCATGGTGCACCTCCTTGTTGTATTTAGTAGCTTATGCCTTTACTATAAGCCAATATTTTATAAAATCCCTGCTATCTTTCTTTTAAACCATACATATATACCATCTGATATCTTATATAAAATTGGCGGGTTTATTGTTTTCCCATCTTCTAGCTCTACTTCACTTGTCTTATCGAAACTACTAATTTTAATATTTAAATAACAGTTCTTATCACAAGGATCACCAATAATTAATCTAGAATCAGTAATTCTAAAGCTGCTTATATGAATTATACTTTTAATATAATTATTCGAGATTATAAGCTTGGGATGTGCAAACTCTTTAAATGCTGCTATTAACTTATATTCTTGATCAGAACCTTCTTCCTTTGTTTCTATAGTATTAGGTTGATACATTTCATCAAGTAATTCTTTGTCCAAATTATTCTGAACAGGCTGCTTAATTCCATTAATCAAAATCTCAACCTCTTCTTTAGATTCTTTAGGATCTAAATCTTTAATTTCTTCATGAATTACATTCTGTTCATCTTTAGTTAAACTACTAATAGTATGTGCTTGCGTTAATGTTATTTCTTCCTTATCAAGCTTTTCTTTAAGCGGTTTAATTAAATCTTTATCTACCTTTTGATATCGACCTACTTGCGTTCCAGAAAGCTTCATATCCTGCCCTATTAAGTCTCTAATCTTTCCCTTAGGCAATTCTTCCCCATTAGCTTTCTTTTGCTCATAGATGGCTTTAAGACGTTTAATTCCTTCCATCTTTTCTGTAGGTAATAATTCTCTTTGTGCCACATTTGCCTGTATAAGCATTATCTCTGCATCTAAATCGCTAATTTCTTTAACTTGGCATGGTAATGTTTTATAACCCAAGCTTTTAGTTGCATGAAATCTTCTTTCACCTGAAATAATCTCATAAGTACCATTGGCCTTTTTTCTTACAACCAAATTATGAATCAATCCATTTTCTTTAATTGATTCAGCAAGCTCTTCTATCTCTCTGATTCCATAAAAATTATTTGAGGATGGAACTAGACTATTTATATCTAGCTCCTGTGTAAAACTTTTCTTTTCTACTCCATTTACCTTATCAGCTAACCCCTTTAAATACTTCGACATTTTAACTCCTCCACCAATGATTTATAATCCTTAGCAGCATTAGCCTTGCTATTAAAATAAATTAATGGAGTAGCTTCAAACGTAGATTTTATTACATCCACATTTTCTCTTATTGTTTGTTTGAAAAATAAATCTCCTAGTTCTTCTCTAAGCTCTTGCTTTATCTCTCGACTTATCTTAGTTGCTCTATCCATAGTTACAAAAACACCTAGTAGCGTTAATTTATCATTAAATTCTTGCCTAGTAGAATCTATACTTTTTAGTAAATATTCAAAGCCATCAAGAGCGAATTTGTCAATTTTCAATGGCACTAATACATATTTACTTGCAGCTAATGCATTAGTTGTTAACATTCCCAAAGATGGAGGACAATCTATAAGTATATAATCAAATTTATCTTCAACACTTTTCATCCACTTCTTAAGCCTTGTTTCCCTAGCCCTTTTAGTATCTGCTAATATTTCAGATTCACTTGAAATTAAATTAATATTTGCAGGTATCATAGATACACCTTGATATTTAGTTGTACATATCTGAACATCTTCACCATTTAATAAATCATAAGAACTTTTTCCTTCTGGATTATATAAATCTAAGTATTTGGTTGAATTGCTTTGAGGATCTAAATCTATAACTAATACTCTTTCACCTTGATTTCCTAGTTCTGCCGCAATATTGACTGTTGAAACAGTCTTTGCAACCCCACCTTTTATATTTAAAATTGATATTACTTTACTCATACTCTAACCCCTCCATTACATCTATTTAAGGCAATACAACACCTTTTACATATCTCTATAAATTCTCCTGGACTTGTCTTTTTACCAAAACTTGTCCTATTAAACCTTATATCATCGATTGTCATATCAAGAATATTTTTGTAATCTTCTTGACTGACTTTTGCTCTTAGCTGTTTTAAAAAATCTAAAACCATGTTTACAATTCCTCCATTCTATCTTATAATGGAGATACAGACGGTAATCTGTATCTCTAAGAATATTAAATCAAGCTTATAATTGAACCTTTGCAGAAGGTTCTTTTTTCATTTCCAGCAATGTTCTTGCAAGTATATCTTTTAAGTCTTTAGCCTTGCAAGCTATAGAAAAGTTACCCATTGTTTTCACTCCCCTCTATTAAAGCTACAATATCCTGTTTGCATTTATAAAACTTATCTAAGATATCATTATCAACGTTACAACCAATTCTTAACAATTCAATTCTATTGTCTGCACCTTCCTTATACCCATTTTCCAAATAGTAAATATTTACTCCATCAACATGACCTGCAAAATCTATAAAAAAATGATGGTTAGTAACCCTATTAGCTTTCATTGTCAATGCTGCTAATGCCAAAATGATATCTTCATATTTCTCAATTCCATTTTTCCTCATTACTCTAATCCTCCTTACATAAATTGCATTTTTTATAATCCCCACAACAAACTTTAAGCAAATGTTCTTTTCTAAAACTTTTATCTAAAATGTTGCTGCGTAATTTATGGCTATTACGGACAAACCTCGGACATTTTATTGCACACATTTGAATTTATCTCTCCTTTCTTGAATCACATAATCTAAATCTTTAATATCATCAAGATCACTTAAATCTTTACCTTCTGCCCAGCTTAAAAATCTTTCAATTTCTGCTTTTCTAACCTTAAGTCTTCCAAGTTTCAATCCCTTCAAAAAGCCTTTGCTTATAAGATTTCTTATTGTTGGTTCATCAGTCTTTAAAAGCTGTGATGCTTCTTTAACTGTAAATAAAATCTCTTCCATAAAATTATTCCTCCTATTCTAGTTTCTCAAAAGCTATAACTAAATCATTAGTAAACCCTGATAACTTTTTTAAATTATCAACTATATATTCTACTTTTGGTTTTTCATCTTCTGTTATTTTTCCATCTGCAACAACATCTAATAACATTTTACTCATTTCGTTATCTGAACCTAACAAGTTAAAAATGCTTATTGAAAGTTTATATATATTATCAATATTTTCTTGGCTCACTGGACTTATTGTAAGTTTTCCTATTGGACACTCATTACAGCAATAATGATTTAAAAGCTCTGGATAATTATATGCATCTGACATCTTAACAACAATATCAACTGGTACCTGCTTACATAGATTTAATTCATAATTAGTTAATGAATCTTTGCTCACACCAATAGCTTCACTAGCACCTTCTCTGCTTTTAAATTTTTCATTAAAATCAGATGCTATTATTCTTGCTTTACGATAAATATTTTCATTTTCTTTTATTGATTTACTCATTTTTTCTCCTTTCTCTCCTTAATATGGTAAAATCATATTGAAAGGGGGTGAAATTTATGGATAAAAGTGTTTATATTTCTTTAAAGTCTGGGAAAGAAATTCTCGTTGATAATTTCCAATACATTACCTCTCCAGGTTATGGAGATGGAAAAATGACAAAGGTAGAAGAATTTGAAGAATTCTATTTGTACGATAAAATGCTTACTTTTGTTGGTAAAAATGATATTGTGTCTTTAAGCTCTACTGATATAGAATTTGTAAAATTCTCT